CGGCTTGCCGCCAGCCGTGTGCTGTAGCGCCTTCTTGATCATCGGGTTCATGATGTTGATCTCGCCAGGACCCTTCTCCAGAAGCTTCTGGGCCTGCTGGATGTACGGGTCCGCGATGTCCGAGACGTTCATGCCGTTCTTGATCTGCTTGGCATACGCCGGGTAAGTGGCGGACGCCTGCGTGCGTAGCTGCGCTTCGATCGAGTTGACGTCTGACGTCCCGCCGATGATGTTCTTGATGTTCTGATCCAGCCTGTTCTCCGGGAGGAAGACTCCCAGCTGCATCATGGCCTGGCGGATGGACGTCTCGTCCCCGCCCGCTTCACCGCCGAAGTGGTTGCCGGAAACCGGATGGACATACTGGGAGAACTTCTGGCGCAGAAGCGCCGAGTTCTGGTCGTAGCCGTTCAT